TTCTTTACGCCATAGTTCTTCATTATCTTTGATTTCGTCTTCAGTTAAACCGAGATATTTTCTCATTTTAAACTGATTACTTAAATGTGGAACAGCGGCTAGAGTGTTATATAAATTAGCTCTTTCAGTATCTAATTGTAAATCTCTGTAACTGCTAAAGTTCATTGGTTTGTTGAATGTAATAAAGAAGTCTGCATTATCTAGTTCTATACCTCTAAATTTTAAGAACATTTTAAACTCTGTATCCAAGTCTTCCTGTATCTGCTTCTGTAGTCTTTCTACATATCTTGCAAATCTGTATTCCTGAATATAAGCAATACCCACTTTACCATCATTATAAACACTACTTCCATCTTCTGGACCAGTAGGCAAGTATGAACTTGGTACTCTGAGACCTCTTAACAATTTGTTGTTAAAATATCTTAAGTCATCTATTTGTCCCAAGTTTTCACCACCTGGTAGTGTATCAACTTTTGAACCTCTACCATCTGCCGTTTGAGCAAAGAAGTAATCTTCCAACATACTCATTGGATTGTAGGCCGCATCAGCAACACTACTACCGTCTGACTTTTTATTTGGTACACGTTTTTGTTGTACTTCGTATTTGACTTGTTCTAAGTATTGTCTTGCTTTGTGTGGTGGCATGTTACCCACATCAATAAAGAACACACGTCTTTCAGGTGCTCTGTGAACTCTGTATATAATAATTGAATCTTCTAATAGTTCTTTTTGTTTGAATACTTTAAATATGGGTTCTAAAATACTTACACCAAAAGGCCAAGCATGATCCATGCCTTCTGTTAAACTTACATGTACAATGTGTTTTGCGTCAACTGGAGTACCCTGATCTACACCATCCACAGCACCTGTTAAATAGTTACCTGTACTTGTACCCACTGGGCTCATAACACCTGTTAAACCTTGCCCTGAACCGTAAGGTCTAGCATGTAAAGGTGCTACACTTGTTGCTACATTTTCTGCAAAATTGGGCTCTAAATTCTTAACAAAATATGTTTCTATCTTTTTGCCTTCGCTTTCATTTACAATTACTTTCTCAATATTTGCAGGATCTACCCAGTATAATTTGTAGTTCTCTGGGTCTCTTATAAAGAATTGGTCACCGTATTTTATAGTGCTACGGAATACTCTAAATGCCCTTTTATGCATTTCATTGAGTCTGCACCATTGTGTAAGGGTTTTATTTAAAATCTTTTGTTCTGTATCTGAAGGATCTCTGTTATAGTTGAGATCAAAAGGAAGTCCGCTGTATTCGTCTTCCTGTGTGCCAAACTCTGCGATTGTGTCCAATGCACTATTGATTTCCAAGTCCTGATCCATTTGATCATACTGGATATATCGCATCAAACGGTTTGGAGAACCAGCATATACTTCTGGTAACCAACTAGCATATCTACTTGTAGCCGCACCAGGACCGCCTGTGTTAGGTTCGCCTGTAACGTTTAGGGGTAGACCGCTGTTATCTACACTTGAAAAATACTTTCTCCAACTCATAAGTTATAATCCTTTTAGTTATAATACACTATTTATCGTATTGTGTCAAGAGTTAATTATGTAATTGAGTATTAATCGGTTGGTTTATCAGATATATTGGAGAGATGTCTATTAGAACGTTTCAGTTCCTGTAGCATGAGAATCATAGTGCTAATCATTTCATTACTGCTACTTACATCTGCTATAGCAGACTTTTCGGCCTTTGAAAGCATACCATCATCTGCTAGTGCGGTTGCCCCTTCGTTAATTCTATCCATTGTGAGATTAGAATTGCTATACAAAGATCCTATATCAGAATTAACAGATGCCCTACTTATCTTTCCGCCTGTATATGTATCCATTTGAAGTGGTTTTTGTATTACCACTGAGAAGGGTTCACTAATTGATACTGTCTTAGCCTCTAGATTAAAAATGTTATCACCAGTTGGGTTTGCTTGTTGTGGCTGATCTTGTTCCGCACTATCAAAAAATAGTCCTTTAACTAAACCAATAGCACCACCAACACCTGCGCCTATCGCCGTTCCTAGTCCTGGAATAATACTACCTAATGCGGCACCATATAAAGCATATTCGGCGCCTTGTCCTAAAGTATTCACTGTGCGGCCTGCAGTAGTGTTTAAACCACCAGCAGATTCGGTTAGATAATCAGCACCCATACCTATACCTAAACCGGCCAATCCATAAAGTCCTCCCCTAGGCATTTTGAATCCGGGTTTCGTTGTTGGTGCTTTTGCGTATCTTCCTTTAGAATCTCTGTATCTACCGGACTTCTGATCATAGTACACACCTGCGCCTGTTGTGGCCGCTCCACCTAATAAAGATGCTCCAAGCCCTGATCCAGCAGTTGTCATAGTAGTTAAACCCAATCCAGCCGCCGCTTTTGCAAATAAAGAGCCCATTCCTGCTGTGATAACACTAACAAATCCTCTTGCTACGGACGTCATGGCAAACAAAGCGGTGAATCCAGCAATAATAGAGAGTACTACTCCTGGATTAGTAATAACGGCAATGAATGCTTCTTTAATTGCAATACCAGTCAATTTAAGTGCTTCTTTTACTGCTAATATAAAGGCGTTTTTAATACCACCTATAATATCCAGTTTTCCGTTTGTTTGAAACCCTTTTAATAATTCATCAAATATATTATATACATAGTCAATAACAGCATTAAAACCATTCATTATTTTCTTCACAGCAACATCAACACCACCAAGATCATTAATGAATTTGCTAAATCTATCACCAAATCTTTTACCCTGCTCGGCCATATATTCTGCAAGTTTACTATTAGACAGCAAGGATTCAAAGAATTCACTAATACCTTTCATTCCTTTTCCTGCACCACTTGCCAAAGCATTCTGGAATGCACTTAACGATGCTCTAGCCTTGGCTGTTACATTTTGAAATGTTGTTAGGCCTTTTTGTGTATCACTGAATTCCGGCGCAATGTTAAGTGACTTTCTTAATTTTTCTGCCGCGGCACCTGAATTCACAAATGCTTCTACTAATATTTTGCCTGTTCCTGCTAATTCACCACCCACAGAGTCTATAATTGGGATAAGTCTATTAATGGTTGCTTGATCAACACCGTTAAATGCTTCTACTATCTGTAGGGTAGCTCTGTTGGCTTGTTCTACTGTTGATATCTGACCCCTTCTCAGTTGCATGGAAACATCTTTAATTGCTTGTGCGGCTCCAGGAGCAAGTGGGTTTAATTGGTTCACAAAGTCATCAATAGCACCTACACCTGTTGAAGCAATTCTTAATAACCCATCTGTGACTGTTTCACCTGCACCGCCTAAACTGGCAATTAATCCTGAACCCAATAAATTTGCACCTTCTAGTAAATCTTTACCACCGGGACCTAAACTGGAAGTAAAGGCCCTAAATGCTGTATTTCCACTTAAAACATCCTGAGTGTTTTTACGCACCTCATCACTGTTTGCTCCTAATAAGGTTGATAACCGTCTTAAATTTTGGTTAAATACTGCAGAGTACCTGGCAGACTGTTCTGCTGAAATTTGATCTCTTCTCAGCATCATTGTTCTGAACATCAAATCTTCCTGGAAGAACTCTGTTGCTTCATCCAGTGTTGTACCCAAAGCAGTACCATCTTTTGTTAAATCCAAGAATGTTTTAGATGCACCTATTACAGACGATTGCCCCAATATAGCCATTGATCTGGAGTAATTACCCAATACATTTATTGCCTGATCTGTTGTGAGTCCTAGTTTATTAAGACTGATTACATTTTGTTCAGCACTTGCACCAACACCGGAAAGGTTATCACCAAATGCACCACCCACTGCTGTAAGTGTTTTTAAACCTTCACCTAAATTAGTAAATCCTTTTAATACAAAACCACCAGCAAGTGTTCCCAATCCCACTAATGTTGTTACAACGTTAGTGATAATATTTCCTGCTCTTTTAAGATCTTTTTCCATATTATCCAAAATGTCTGCAGTGACCTTATCACGCAGTCTTCCTGATTCCCTGAGGGATTCAGAAAGTGTTTTGGCTAATTGTTTTCGGCTTTCTTCGTCTGTTTTAATACCATCTTTTATGGTTTCTGTTTGGTTCTTAATAGTTTCTTTGGTTTGGTCTGATAATTTTTCTATAGCACCCATTTTTAATGCAATTTTCTCCAGGGTGCTTTCCATGGCAAAATCAGGTATTGTGATTTCGTTGGTAACCTGATTACCATCTATATCATTTGTTTGGATTTTAATTATTGCCATTACCGATTTCTCTATTAAGTGCGTATTTAATTGTGATAAATACTACACGATAAAATAACTTATTGTTATATTTATCAACTTAATTAACAGGAGTTTTAATATGGCAGATAATACTAATCCACTAGCAGGACATTTTAGATCGCCAAAAATATATTCACAAATACCCAGTAAAGGAAAATTTTACACATCAGACATAATTGACATGCCTGAAACTGGTGAACTGCCAGTGTATCCCATGACAGCAAAGGACGAATTAATAATGAAAAATCCTGATGCACTCTTAAATGGTGAAGCAATAGCACAGGTTATCTCCAGTTGTATTCCATCTGTAAAGCAACCTAGACAGTTACTAAGTAATGACATAGACACATTACTAATTGCCATACAAGGTGCAACATACGGTGATGACATGGAGGTTTCCACAACATGTGATAAATGTGGTGAAAACACAACAGCAACCGTGAGTGTTGAAGGTGCTTTAAGCACAATGACAACACTGGAAGAAGCATATCAATTTAATACAGATTCAGGTCTTTTATTTGAAATAAAACCATTTAGTTACGAAACTTCTGTAAAAGCAGGTGTTGCCAATTTTAGAAGTGAAAGAAGTTTGCAATCACTTGCAGAAATTACCGATGAAATAGATAGAATACATGCTTTCAATGCCAGTTTCATAGAGTTATCAGAACTCAACTTTGACATAATGGTGGACAGTGTTGCTTCTATCACAATGGAACAACCTGAAGGTGATGCAGTTGTAGTGACCGACAGACAAAACATCAAAGAATTTTTGGAAAACTGTGAAAGCAAAATTGGAAAACAAATTGAAGAATTTATAGGTGAGATTGGTGCTATTGGTGTTAACAAACAGATGTTAATGTTATGTGAAAAATGTGGTACCGAAGAAGAACCCTATGAGTTTGAAGCACAAATAAACTTTAATCCTGTAAATTTTTTCACGGCTTCCTAGCTCAATCAGAGCCTGAGGAGGTAGTGGCTTACCTTAGGAAGCTCAACGAAGAATCAGAAGCCATTAACAAGAACATAGCAGAAATTGTTGTGTTTAGTAATGGTTCTGTTTCCTGGTCAGAAGCATGGCATATGAGTTTACCTCAAAGAAGTCTTATTATCAAAACACTTAACAAATATAATAACATGAAGTCCGGTAATCCTGTAAGCGAAGAATTATAATAAAAGCATTACTATCTACTGCTTGTAGTTTCAGTGATTTTTAAACCACATTTCCAATCTAACGAGTATTATTATAGACCCTTCGGGTCTTTTCTAACTGCGTCATTTCGTTTCGTTTCACTCAACTCAATTACTTGTTAGAAATCTTTTCCGTTATCATGTATGTTGGAGTCATAACTCACCTATACAGGTGAGTAGTGATGTCATCATGTGATGCTGTCATCATCTCAATCTCGGGTGCTGTTAAGAAGCGGTGGGCCTTTACTCCTCATACACTACCGTCACTGTTGTCCCACGGAAACCTGTATAACCTAGATGAGTTTAGTTATACTGATTCTCAGGTTGCTTTTTCTCAGAGCCTGAATCGTTTAATACTGTTTGTCGTGTTTGTATCTCATTTGCCGCCATACATCTCCAGAATCTCGCACCGGGTGTTTCCATTGCCGGATTGTCAGGGAGCCAGATTTTATTTGCCTCTGTTAGGGCTGGTGTATGGTCCTATGTGTGTGCCTTGTGTGCCTTGTGTGCCTAAATTTGTGCCTAGCACTCCTACTTATAATTTCTTTAATGACTCTCGCAAAATTTCTGAACCGCCTACCCTTACATTGATAATTCCGTTGTAATATGCATCACTTAACAGAACTTTTCTGTCAAATTGTTCTTTGGCTTCCAGATAACTGGCAACTCCTCTGCTTGGACACATGTATAGAATTTCTCTGGTAAATTTATCCTCACCTAGTTTTACAACATCTTCTTTGAGATGATCATTACTGCCCCAATAAGTTTGCCAGTCACTTTCTTTAGTTCCTCGCCTTTTATTCTTTTTGCCTTTTAAGGGTGGTTTGGTTGTTTTGAATTTGGCTAATTTTTTACCAACATACATTTTACCATTTGTGTTATTGGTTATCAGATAAACGAATGCTTCACAATCGTCTGGTAATGTTGTTATTTTTGTATTTTTATAAAGCCAATCAGCCATCAAGATACTCAGTGTCCGTGTTGTACATAGTGAAGCCGCCTTCTTTTACGACTGTCAGTACATTATTTACACGTCCAACAAGTTCTTCTTTGTGAGAAATGAGCATGATGTTTTTGCCTTGTTCCCGATGCATCTTTTTAAGTATGCCAAGTGCATTTTCCACACCCATAGTATCCATACCGGAATCTATAAGTTCGTCAATACACATCAAGTTCATAGGCCTGTTTAAACTTTCATACATGTCTCTGAATGCCCAACTTAATCCAAGTATAAGTCTGTTACGTTCACCTCTACTTAAATTATCAAAGTCTAAGTCTCTGCCATATTCTGTGATTTCCACACCCAAATCACTTGCAAATTTTACATCATGTGGAAGTCCTAACTTATCCAAATAGTGTGCCAATCTGTGATTTAAGTATGCTATGTTCTGATCTATAATCTTTTTACGGATAAAACTGTCTTTGCTTGTAAGTAGTTTAAATAAAAACTCCTGATGCTCCTGTAAATAAGTTAATTCATTCATAGTTTCAAAACTAATTTCCTGAATACCAGTAGTTTGTAATCCTTCTATTTGTTCTATGTAAGGATTTTCTTCTAATGTTTTTTCCTGCAACTGAGCAGTCATTGTTTCCAAATTGTGTTTGTGCTGTAGGGCATCTTCCAATGAACTGTAATGTACTTTGGGTTCTTCAGGTAAATCAAAAGATTGCTTTTGTTCAGTCAATGTCTCAACTTTTATTTTTAATTCATCATAGTATTCTTGCTCTGCTAAAATCTTATCACCAAGTTCCACAGTGTATTCTTCGTGTGTTTCCAAATGTGTTGTTCCTTGTCCACAAGCAGGACAAACACCTGATTTAGCATCTTCTAAATTGCCTTTTAATTCTTCTAATTTTTCAAAACTTCTGTTTAGAGATCTTTCTGCAGTATCTAAGTCATTTGTTATTGTTTGGAACTTTGATTTTTCTTCTTTTAATGTGGATAATATTTTATGATTTTCTAATTCAGCATCAATATCTATTTCTTCCAGGCTAACTATTGCTTCGCCTATTTCCATAATTTTATTTTCTTTGTTCTTTTCCCAGGCTTTACTGCGACTTTCTATTTCTCTGATGTTTTGTTCTATACGTTTATTACTGTTTTCAATAGCATTAATTGTAAGTTCTTCTTCACGTATATTATCTCTGGTTTCTTTTTGTCTCTCTTTTAATACTTCTGCTTTTTCTGATAACTCTGTTATACCCAACAACTGCTCAATCATATCACGTTGATCATTGTTTTTCATGCTTAGGAACGGCTCAGTGTATGTGTTGAGAGCAATCAAATGCTTGAACATATTGTGTGGAAAACCAATTATTCGTTCTATTTCTTTTTGTGTTTCTCTACTGTCACCCTGTTGCTCGCCCTGTAATGCATCTTGTCCATTTACAAGAAGTCTCAAAACATTTGGCCTTCTGCCACGTTCTATTCTGTACTCTATACCTTCTATTTCAAAATCAACAGTAGTAATCATACCTTTACCATTTGTTTTATTGATAAGGTTATCACGTCTAATGTTTGTTAGTGCTTCGCCGTATAGAGCATAACTGAGTGCATTAATAATTGTAGTTTTACCAGTACCGTTTCTACTACCATCGCCACCCATGTCCAAGTTGTGACCTAACACAAGAGTAAGTTGACAGTTGTCAAAATTAACCGCTTGAGTATTGTTACCAACACTCATAAAGTTTTTTGCTGAAACGTTTTTAATTTTTAGCATTTTTTTCGTTCCAATCCTTTAAAAATAATTTGTCTGCTTGACGTTGAAAACTTTTTTCAAATTGTTTGTCAAACCAACGTCTAAACCATTGTCTCAATTTGCCCATTATTGTGTCTCTATGCTATTATAAATGTCTATGAGTTTTTGTTTGTCAATTGAATTACTTTCTATTGTTTCAAGTTGTTGTATAACAATTTGATCAACACTTTCAAAACTTATATCGCCACCTTCAAATTCCTCTTCTTCTTTTACAGGAATCAATTGTAATTCTCTAACATTGTATTGTTCTGCAAATTTTTCTCTGATAAAGTTTGCTTCTTCATAACTGATACTGATATCAAGTTTTACCCTTGCATAAGTGTATTCATCCAATACGTTTTGGTGATCATCTAAAAGTTGTTTTAAACTGAATGTTCTGTATTTGGGACATTCCTGCCAATTAACATATTGTGGTTCTTCGCCCCATGTTAAAAACATTGCTCCTCTTTCTTCATCACCAACATCTGCGTAATTGTGTGGAAAGGCATTTCCAATATAATGTATGTTATTTTTGTACTGACGTTTGTGGAAGTGGCCACTAAACACATACTCAGGACCTGATAGATGTTCTGCCTTTATACCGCCGTGATCTGGCATTTCTACCATGGCATTCATTTTAAAGTAAGGCAGTTCAAAATGTCCAAACATATATTTGACATCATACTTCATTACCTTTTTGTGTTCATTGCCCACTAACCAAGGAATAATAGCAACATCATCTTGAATGAAATGTTCGTCCACCATTACAAAGTTAGACAAATCTCTGGCATACTCAATACTGTTTAGATCACGTTTTTCTCTGTAATATAAATCGTGATTACCTGTAATAAAATAAACAGTTTCAAATGCACCATTTAATTTTTTAAGATCACGAATAGTTGCATTCATTGTGGCAACATTTACACTTGCTCTGTGATGATGCCAGTCGCCTAAAAATATACAGGTCTCTGCATTCCTGGCCTTTGCTTCAGCAATAAACCAATCGATATATCTCTCGCAATCGCTAAGATGTAATCTGCTGTTCTGTTTGAGCCCGTAGTGTATATCAGTAAAACAGGCCGCTGTTTTAAAAAGTTGGGCCATTTAGTTTACGTCGTCTAACTGTTCTTTTTCTGCAGATTCTCTCATAATCCGCATTTCTTCTTCGTGTTGAATTTGTCTGCCATAACTTGGAAGATGTCCACTGTCAATGAGAATATCATCTCTGATTGCTTGGTTTCTTTTTTCCATGTTAAGAACTCTGGTAAAACTGTTGTTTACTGCCGCAGTATAGTAAGCAAATGGATTATCTGATTTTGCTTCATTAAATTGTAATCCAATTTGTGCTAATTGCAGTATTGCTTGTCCACGCATTTCGTCCACATAAGTGTAACCACGCCAGTTTGCTCTGTGACTGTATCGTTCCACTAGTTTTAAAAACATGATACCCAGTTTGTTTGTAAGTGTTCCGTGATCAACACTAAACTGACCATTGCTCAAACTACCCTGCCAGTGACTTCTAGCAACTTCTTTGATTTCATCATTTATGTAAGCATAGTGTTTAAATGAAGGAAAGTTAACTCTTTCCTTAGTTTCTGCTTCGTTTTTAGGATTTTTCTTTCTGCCAGGAGCATCAGGAATATGTTCCATAGTCATAACACGAAAAACTAAATCTTCTTTGTCTATACTTTTTGGGTCAACCGCAAACTCTTTTTGCTTGGGTTTATTTTTATAATCCTTAGGATCATGCAATGCCATTGCGGCTTGATATCCGTTATACTGAATTTTAGCCGCTTTGTTTTCTCTGGCGGCTTTAATGCTATTTCTGTTGATTTTCTTTACATCTTCCAAAATAATATCAAATTCAGCATATTTTTCGTCTGCTAAGTAGCAGTAGGTCATTTTGCTTTTATGTATTTCTTTTAGAATATCTCTGTTGTTCAGATAATTGACTTTTTTAGGCTGTGCCATTAACTCTCCTCAAAATTATCGTTCATTTATATTGTTAGTATTATACACAGTATATAGTGTATGTCAAGTAGTATTTATGAAAACTGGCAAATTAAAACTAGTTTTAATGGAACTGATAAATACATATAAGGAGATAATATGTCATTCTTTGAGAAATCAGTAAATAACTATCTTACTAAAAAAGCAGGAAAGGCTGTAAGTAAGTTAGATCCCAGATTACAGGGTATTGTTAATTCATTTTTTCCAGGTATTGCTGGAGGAATAGAAAACTATAGTGATAACAGTTTTATAAATCAAAGACTGAGCAGTTCAGAAGCTCTTGCAGATGCAGTAACACAAGCAGGACTTATAAAAACTGAAAGTACGAGTGAAGTACTAAGTAAATCATATGACTGGCGTGCTAGGCTGAGACCAAAAGGTGCTGGTGCTGATCTAATTTATCAAGCAGATAATAATGGCTTACTTGCACCACTTAAAAAAACAGGTGGTATGGTTTGGCAAACTACACCAAACATATTCCTTTCAGGAATGACAGATTACAACGAGCAATTACTTCATGGTATGAACTATCCCATATACACATATAATAGTTCAAGACCGCCCACATTACCTGTTACAGCAGACTTTTATGCTAACGATATATACGATGCACAATATCTATTAGCAGTTTGGCATTTTTTAAGAACAGTTACAAAAAGTTACTTCGGAGAGCAAACAGGTGATAAAAAAGGTACGCCTCCTCCTGTGTTAATATTTGAATACATGGGTGATCATGGTTTTAACAAAGTACCAGTCATTTTAAGAGATTACACTATACAATTACCTGATGATGTGGACTATGTGCCTGTGGTTTCCAAAGTGGATGGTAAAGATCAAACAACTTATATGCCAATGAGAATGAATATAAGTGTTAACTTGGTACCATCAGTGGCACCTCACAAGGTCAGAGAGAAATTTAATGTTGAATCATTTAGAAATGGTAAACTATATAAGGATGGATTTATTTAATGGCTACTTCATATAAAAAAGAATCGTTTATTAAAAGATCAAACTTAATGGATAATCAATTTTTGGACGTTAATAGCCTTCCTAGAATGCCGATATCACCGTTTGATGAAGATTACACTATACCTCAAAAATATGACGAGAGACCAGACCTATTAGCATATCAATTATATGAAAGTTCTAGACTGTGGTGGGTATTCGCCCTACGAAATTTGGACACAATACAAGATCCTATCAGAGACTTTAAAGCAGGAATTACAATCAAATTACCTTCAGCAGAAACAGTAAATAATTTTTTAGGAAGATAAGATATGTGGAATTCTAAGATTTTCCAAATACAGAATGATATAGCATCATTACAAGATTTAGTTAAATCAGGCAATTCAAGCATATCAGCAATAGGTGATGCATTTAATAACGTTCTAAGTAACGAGGGCCTATCTAAAGAGCAACGAGATACTATAAATGATTTATTTGATAAAGCCAAATCCAAAGCCACTGACGAGCTTTCAGAAGAAGTTTTAGAAAAATTAGGCATAGATCCCAATGATGCTACTAACAAGTCCATCAAAGACAAATCCCAATACTTAGATCACGATATAGCAAAAAACATTTTAGATAATTATGATGTTCCCACATACAAATTAAAATTGTTTATGAGAACAGCGTCATCTTTAAAAGCAAGTTCTACAGAAAGTAGTTCTTCATCTGAAGATGACAGAAAAGAACAATCGCCCAGTACATCAAAAGATTCCGGTATAAAATTACCAAATCCTGAAGACATAGTTATTCTAGCAGAAACAGGAAGTACAGATATTGGTATTGACAATCTCAATATTAAACATGTAACAAAAAATAATGATTTAGTTCCTACAACATTCAGTTTTACATTGACAGAGCCTGGCAGTGTTACATTATTAGATAGAATTGCCGCCGCCAAAGAACATTGTGGTTGGGAAAACTCTCCAGATGTTCCTTACTTTTTAGAAGTAGAATTTAAAGGGTATAAAACAGATATAGATGACGAAGATGCAGGTGGCGAGCCCATATCTATCAGAGGACCATATGTATTCACTTTAGGTGGTATCACATTTGGTATGGATATATCACCGCAAGGTGCAGTTTATGAATTTAATGCATACGAAGATGCAGATATGGCAAAATTGGATGTCTATTATAGAACAAAAGAACAATTGATAATAAGTGGTAAAGACATCAGAGAAATATTGGTAACTGGTGAAAAAAGTTTACAAAATCTATGGAACACGTCCTTAAAAAATAATGCAACAGATGGAAAAATAGCAGATAAAATAGAAATTATCTTAGATAAGCTCATACAACCTGATCAATCTCAAACAGAAACTGAAGAGGGACAGGAAGCCAATGTCTCTGTGAAATCTCCTGATCTACTTTCAAATCAATTTTTTAAAGATGACTTTAAAAAGGAAGATTTTGCCGCTAGAGGATATATTGTAGATGACGATGCCACCACTAGTACAACAACGGATGACGCAACAACAAACACAATAACTGCAAGTGATGGACAAAATGATCTAGTAATAACTACTACAACTACAATATCAGAAGAATCAGATCCATCAAGCATTAAATCAAAGACAATTAAAAACATTAATCAGGTCTCAATCACTATTGCTGAAGGTAGCAGTTTTGAAGAAATACTTTCATTGGTTTTATCACTAAGTGAAGACCTTTTCAAACGTGCCACAAGACTTTTAGACGCAAACAACTTATCCGGTGGTGTTAACAGAACTCAACCAACTATTACTTGGTTTAATATAGATACAGATTTAATCAGAGGCCAGTTTGATAAAAAGCGAAATGAGTATGTCAAAACCATAAGATTTATGCCCAAACTTATAAAAGAAAGCAGAACTGATATAGGAATTTCCATAGAAGAACTTAATCTTGAATTAACTGCAGAAGAAGTAAAAAAACGAATCAACAGTTTAAAAATTTTTAAAGAATATCGTTACATGTTTTCAGGAAAAAATGATCAAATAATAGATTTTAATCTGAGATTTAATGAAGCCTATGCTCTAACTCATCCTGCATTTGGTAAGGGTGATTTTGCACAGCAATCACAAATGGCTATCGCTCCTTCTCTACAAGAAAAAGAAGCAAAAAATAATAAACAGACTAATGCAGGGCCTGATACCAAAAAAGAAAAACAAACAAAATCAGGAAATATTTTAGACAAACTTAAAGAGATTAAGGAAGCCGGTGAAGATGCATTTAGTAAATTAGTGAGTGATTTCGGAAATAATCTAGGATTCACCGCACAAGAAATAAAAGATATCACAAATGACTTGAACAGTGATAAAGCACAACTACTAGCTCAGAGTTTAGCCGATGAAAGAATTTCTGATGCATTGGTTCAAAATGAACTTGTTAAAAAAGTAACTTCACCTCAAACAGGGTCTCCTACAGAAAGTGATGAATCCACAGACACAGATAGTCAAAACGAACAAAATTACATAAACTTTTTATATTCATCAGAACTTGTTGAAGGCTTGGAAGGCGACAGTTTATCTGAATCAGATGCTGGAACTATTGTGAAAGCAAAATTGCGTAATCCTAGACCTAAAATAGAAAAAAATGATACAAAGAATCAAGTCAAGGAGGCACCCACAGAAAGAGATTCATATAGGCCTTCAGCATTTTCTCATTTAATGGAGCGACATAGCGAAGCATCAAGTAATCAGATTATAAATTTAACACTTCGTGGAGACCCCTGGTACTTGGGGGCTAATAATTTTTACGATCAGACTTCAGAAAAAGATTCCACAGAAAACGAAAATCAGGATAGTTCTAAAACAACAGAAACCAGTTTGACCTCCGCACAATGGAGTGGTGGCAGTGTGGATTTTTTAATAGTTTTGGAAAGTCCCAGAAAATTCGATTTTAATATAGATGACGAGGACCAAAATACAGGATTATTTGATTTTAGCGGCATAAATTATACTATGAGTGGTGTATATCATATTATAACAGCAGAAACAAATTTTGATAGTGGATTATTCACAGTTAACGTTACCGCAACAAAAGACAGTGATTATGATATGAGTTTAATTGAATTAGCAAAATCTTCTGCATCTTCAACCGTGGATAGGTTAGCACAGGGTACACCAGAAGAAACAGATATTTCTTATAAAGATATGTCTGAAAACCCATGGGACAACCCTTATTATATTGGTAATGATCAATACAAAGCATGGGACGGCACTATATTTGATGAAGATGGAAAAATAATTTATTCACCTGGCGGAAATATGAAATAAATGAGCTTATATGACAGACACCAGAAAACAATCACAAAATAATCCAGTAAATAAGGAAAATATCAAATCCAGTTTAAGGATGGGTGTTTATCTGGGAGAAGTAATTGATACTGGTGACGTAACTAAAACAGGAAGTTTAAGAGTATTCATTGCCGCTCTGGCAAAAAGTAAAAATGATTCAGCAGGATTTTTTGATTGTATTTGGAGTTCACCTTTTGCTGGTGGCACTAATTATAGTGCTATTGATGTAAATGACACTAAATCATATGTAGGGGCACAAAAAAGTTATGGTATGTGGATGATACCACCTGACAAGGGTAACTTAGTGTTGGTTGCATTTGGAGACGGAAATTTAAAATATCCTATTGTAATAAGTTGTTTATATCCACACAAAGCAAATCATATGGTACCCGGAATACCTGGTAGTATCAGAAACTATGGTGACATAGGATTTAATTTACCGGTTGTGGAAAAAAATAAATTTGACCCTATGCCAGAATCTGGTACTGATATACAGAGACCAGTACATCACGATTTAGCAGAAGCAATAACAAAACAAGGTTTGATAAACGACACAATTCGTGGTGCATCTTCCAGTGGGGCAAAAAGAGAATCTCCCAGTGAAGTATTTGGTATTCTAACACCTGGTACTATTGATCCAAAAAATCCTGGACACAGAATAGGTGGTCATCAGTTTGTAATGGACGACAACGCAAACAGTAAAAATATTAGATTGCGTACATCAGGCGGTAATCAAATTTTACTTGATGATAATCAGGGCACTGTTTATATAATAAACAAAAGTGGTAAAGCCTGGCTAGAACTAGCAAGTGATGGCTCTATAAACATTTACGGTGAAAGATCTCTAAATGTGAGAACAAAGGGTGACTTTAACCTAAGAGCAGACAAAGACGTAAAAATTGAAGCGGGTGGTGATGTTAAAATCAAAGCGGCCGGTGATAATTTAGGTGAAGAATATGTGGGCATTCCACCACAAGGTGTACCAGGAGGTATACCACTTGGATATGGTGGACATATTAGATTGGAAAGTGTTGGTGAGTTTACTTCTCATGCAGGGTTGAATTCCAAAATTACTTCGTTTAATGGTGATATAGATATTAGTGCCGCAGGTAGTATCAGAGAAAGTGGTATGAAACTGGATCAAAATATTGGTGTTCTGGGTATATCAACCATAACATTAGGTGCACATCAAACAATCAGTACATTAGGAACAACACTAACATCAGCAGGACCTGTGTCAGCACTGGGTAGTTTAATTTTGTTAAACAGTGGTGCTGGTCCAGTACCTATCCCTGCCATACCTGCTAGTGTGGCTCCTCAGTTGGAAATACAATCTCACACTGATCAACCCACAGAACAACCTGAATACGATCGTGAAGCAGAAAATGTTTTAGTTACAGGCGGAGAACGCCCAGGTGGCTCCACAGAAATAGAATCATTAGTTGGAGTTTTAGTAACAGCAGAACCCTGGGACGGACATACATCTCCTGATCCTATAAGTCACGATAGCGGTAGTATGGCAGAAGATGAAAGTGCCGATATTGATCCTTCAACACAGACACCTGAAGATGCAAATACTCCTGAAGGGTATAAAGCAGTATTGGAAAAGAGTTTATCCACTATTAAACAGGCCAGAGATGCTTCTAACGATAAACTTGATAAATTTAAAGACAAAATTAGTGGTATAGGAGATGAACTAATAGGTCCCTTTAAGGATAAATTAAGTAACTTTAATGTTCCAGGATTGAAATATTTGGAAAGTTTACAGGGTTTCAGTAATTACACAGATATATTAAAAAATATTATTCCACCTATTCGTTTCCCAACTATAAATTCTTTTGGCCAGCAAATTATAGGACAATCAAAAACACTAACAGAATTACAGGCTAGATTTAAATCATTAGGAATAGGTGCTGATGGCATAATGGCAGACTTTCAGGATTTAAAAGCAGTTGCTGAAGGGAAACTTAATGCTGTTACAAATTTAAAAAACAAGATAGACGGTACAATAGGTGACGTAATGTCCAAAGCAGGTTTACCAGGCGGTTCACTACAAGACTTTTCAAATATATCAAACACATTACAAAATGATGTATCACCAGACACATTAAATAACATCATTAAAAACATCACAGATAAGGGCGGTTCATAATATGGCTACAGAAGATAATTTAAAATTATTTAAAAAAATTGTAAGAGGATTAAATGAACAAGGTATCAAAGTTATGGTTGATGGTCCTGGGTTAATCTTACACGACAAAGAAGGAACAAAAATTGTAGACTTTACAAATGGTTTAGGCCCAGTTGGAACAAATATGACAATCTTAAGTCAAGCAGAAGAAGCCGCCAGAGCAGTAAGAAGTCTAGTAAAAATACCCATAAGTGATTTTCAATTTATAGCATTGGTCAGTTTAACTGTACATATTGGCCCAGCAAATTTCGCCAAAAGTACTGTATTAAGAGAACTTAACAAAGAGTTATATGAACGAATACCTGGCCTTATTCAAAGATGGCGTACAGGTGCTATAGACAGTGATAGTC